TATAACTGGTGACTATATTATTATTGTAATCGATGAAAAAAGTGATATTGAAACAACGAACACTTCAACAGGTAAAATTTACCATATGAGTGAAATAGACTCATACAAAACACACGCACAGTAATAACAATTTAATAAAAAGTAAAATTATGATTTTAGAAAGAGTAGAAAAAGATGAACTTGTAAAAGCGATTTACGAATCATCTAACATTGTAGCTTCAACCTACAATAGAGGCAACAAGAATTTAAACATTGTGTTTAAAAATGGTGGTAGTTATACGTATCAAAATGTCCCAGAAACTGATTACGTTAGATTTGAAACGGCTGAGAGTCAAGGTAAAATCCTTAACACTCAAATTAAAAAGTATTCATTCCTTAAACATAATAATGTTGATACTGATGAAGTAACTAAAAAAATTAAAGACATGATTCGTGAAGAAGCTAAAGCTATGGAATCTGGGTTGAGTAATCTTATGAAGGAAGCTTCTTCAGAGTTTGATACTATGGGTACATTTAACACTCAAACTATCGATAAATTGACTAATATGCTTAGTGTTTACAATAATATGTCTAAATAATGAATGGTACAGATAAAGCATATCAAGAATTACTAGAGAAAATACTCACAAAAGGTAAAGAAAAGGGAGATAGAACTGGTACTGGTACTATCTCTATTTTTTCCCACACCTTAGAGATGGATATGTCTGAAGGTTTTCCACTTCTTACGACTAAGAAGATGTTTACTAAGGGTATAATCCACGAATTACTTTGGTTTCTTAATGGTGATACTAATATTAAGTATCTTGTAGATAATGGTGTTAATATTTGGAATGCCGATGCCTTTAGAGAATACTACAAAGTATCAAATGAATTTAAAGGTAATTGGCCAGACGATATCGATTCATTTAAAGAAAGAATTAAGTCTGATGATGACTTCGCTGAAAAATGGGGTCAATTAGGTCCAGTGTATGGTAAACAATGGGTTAATTGGAAAACTGGTAATAAAGTGGCCACCGCTTATTATCAAGGTGCACCTATAGAATTTAAAGATGGGGGTGTTAATCAAATACAAAACGTAATAGACACACTTAATAATAATCCAGATTCTAGAAGAATTATTGTGTCAGCTTGGAATGTGGGTGAATTAGATAAGATGGCGCTCCCCCCATGCCACTGGGCATTTGAGTTATATACAGAAGAATTGACGTTTGGTGAGAGGTTGGACTTAATACCACCTATACCTAATGTATATTCACATGAAGATTTAGATGTAATCAATATACCAAAAAGAAGATTACATCTTAAATGGCATCAACGTTCAGTAGATACATTCTTAGGGCTTCCATTTAATATAGCATCTTATGGTTTCTTACTCCATATGTTTGCGCAACAAGTTAATATGGTTCCAGGTACACTTATAGGTGACCTTACAAACGTTCACATATACAAGAATCATGTTGAACAATGTAAAGAACAATTATCAAGAGAACCTATGAAACTACCAACATTAGCTTTATGTAAACCAAAGGATATTTTTTCATATACTTATGACGATTTCTTAATAAAGGCTTACGAATCACACCCACCTATAAAAGGTAAGATATCAGTATAACTTTTTAAAAGAATATAAATTAAAAGCACCTATAACGGTGCTTTTTTTGTTTATATTCATATTTATTAATAAATAAAAGAAATTAAATTTAGAAATTATGCCTTTAAAAATTGGTACATATTCAATAATACACGCAGCAACAGATGCTGATACTACAAATTATACATACTACCAAGTTTATGCTGGGGCAGACACAACCGCAGTTATTAATGGTGTTAGTGTCGCTATGATTGGTGGTTCTACGTTAGATATTACCGTTAAGAGTATATCTGGGACTAATGTTTATGTTCTAGGTGACCCAATAGATGTAACTAACGGACCAAATACATTAAGTAATTATCCTAACCCATAATAACTTTACTAAAAATGACAATATTTATTAATAAATCTAAATAATATGAAAAAAGGAAATATTATAAGACCAACTGGTTTAAAAGGGAATGATAAAGTAAACAGAATGAGAGAATTAATGGGTCAAGTACCTATTAATGAAGGTGTAAAACGTTCTGTTGTTGAATTAACTAAAGAAGGACCAGATGGTAAAGTTTACGCTATCGTAAGAGAAAATCATGAATACTACATTAAGGTATCTGAAAATAAATCAAACCTTGTGACTGAAGATTTCCAATATATTGGTGGTTTACAGAACAAGAAAGATAAAGCATACCCATCATACGCTAAAGCTATTAAGCAATTAAACCTTAAGTTTATGAGTCTTAATGAAGCTATTGGTAGAAAAGGTCAAATCAATGTATTTGAAGATGATAATTTAATTAATGAACATCACCCACTTTCAGCTGATATGAAATTATCTGCATCAAAGGGTATTGGTGATGGTCAAGAATACGTTGTTGATAAGAAGGGTGCTGAATTAAAAGCTGACGCTAAAGAAGGTAAAGAAGAAGATGGCTTTGGTGACAATGTAGCTGATTCTACTGCTGAAAAAGACATGGAAGAAGTTAAGTTAAATGAAACTGAAGAAGCTATCGATGAAATGATTGGTGGTGAAGAAGAAGAATCTAAAGAGGAAGTTAAAAAGGGATATTCTATCACTAAAGCTATCCAAGAAATGGATTCAATTATTGGTGAACTTTCTGGTGAGGATGAAAAAATTGATGCTATTTTAGAAACACTTGGTGAAGATGAGAGAGCTATCATGATTGAAGCACTTAAAAAAAACGTTAACGAAACTTATAGTAGAGAAAACGCAGAACAAAGGTTAATTTATCTTGCGAGTGATAAAGGTGTTAACCTTAAAAAGATGGATGATAAGACTAGAAATAGCTTTGTTGTTGGTATTATGAAGGGTATTGATATCACTAATGAGTTATTAAAATTTAAAGATAGAACTCATTCACATGTTGATAGTCCAGATTATGAAGGTGGAGTTAATGAAGCCTTAAAAAAAAAAGATTAAAGGAAACTAAATCTGATGGTATGTCCACTGGTCTGTTCCAAGACGAGGAAGATGGATACAATCTAGAAGAAGAAACGAAGTATAAACTAAAGCTGGACGCTCCAAAGAGTGAACCAGCTTTTAGTGCTTCTGACGATGAGGAATCACTTGATGCTTTTTCTGATGCTGATGAAGAAGATTCAGAAGAGGTTGATTTATCATTTGACGATAATGAAGGTGAGTCTGCTGATAATGATAAACCATTCGATGACGAACCATTTGACGCTGGGGTTGATGCTGACGAAGATGAAGACCCAGAAAAATTCATACAACAACTTGCTGGTAAATTAGGGACATCTCTTAGAAAATATAATGATGAAAGAGGTGAACCAGATTTTGATTTAGAGAAATACGCAATCAATAGTGTTATTTCAGCTTCTCACACCGCTGAAATGGATGAGGAGGACCAAAAGGATATCATTAAGAAAGTTAAGATGTCTGGTGCTGGTGATGAGAATGATGATATCGATAAGGATATTGATGTTGATGTGGACGTTGATAAAGATGTTGATGTAGAAGAGCCAAATTTTGATGATGAGGAAGGTGGTGATGATGAGGATTTATCATTTGGTGATGACGAAGAATTAGAAGAAGGTTTTTATGAAGAATCATGGGTTGACCCAATGGAATTAATGGAAGATATTGAGGTTTCTGAAAATTTATATTATCATTTAGAAAATAAAATAGCTTTGGGGGAAGGTGTGTTTAGGTATGGTTCAGATAATTATGTAAAATTATATACTGAGGTTAAAGATTTACATGAAAAGGGGTTAATAACTCTTAATGAAAATGACGAAAAATTAATTGAGGATTTTAGTAACCAAACAATTATTATTGAGGGTGAGACTATACTTTTAAATCTTATTATTGAAGATAATGGTGAATACATCCTTGAAGGGGATAAATATAAAGGTCAGAAAACTAATTCACCAAGTAGAGGTGCTGGTGGTGGTAAAGCATATAAGGTGTTTGTACCTGGATGTGCTGCAAAAACTAAATCTAACCCAAGAGGTATTAAGAAGATATCATTTGGTTCTGGTGGACTTAAAGCTAAATTAAATAATAAAGACGCTAAGAAGTCATACAACGCTAGACACGGATGTTCTAAGGGCAGACATAATGATAAATGTAAAGCTGGATACTGGTCATGTAGGTTACCTAGATACGCTAAGAAGTTAGGTTTATCTGGTGGTGGTACTTGGTGGTAAAAAAAAATTTAATTATGAGTAGGGTAGGGAAAAAGAAAAAATTAATTATAGAAAGACTTAATAAAAGAATGTTGGGTGAGGCAGAAATGGATTGTCCAATTGCAACTCAAGACTTAGAGGTTAACACTAAAAATAGAGATACATCAATAAAAGCTGATTATATAAAGTATGGCCCTTTAAATGTTGATGAACCTGGTGATTACTGGGTAAAATTAGCTGAATACTGGGATACAACGGAAAAAGCTGCTAAAAAATCTTTATGTGGTAATTGCGTTGCATTTGATATTTCACCTAGAATGGATGATTGTATGCCTGGTGAGACTTCAGATAATGATGGTAGGTTAGGTTATTGCTGGATGCACAATTTTAAGTGTCATTCTGCTAGAACATGTTACACTTGGGCTAAAGGTGGTCCGATAAATGATGATTCTGTTTCTTATGATTGGCAAGAAAGAAAGGATAATAATAAATAAAAATATAATTAATATGAATAGGTTACAAAACTATATGTTTTTTGAAAATTTAGAGCAAATCTCTAGAGATATTAATAAATTAATGTCCTTAGATAGAGAACAGATTGATTCTATTATAACTAATGGTCATGATTGGGTTGCTGAACATATTACAACTGCTAAAGATGATATTGAAGAAGTTACTAACTTTTTATTAAGTAACACTAAAAGTATTAGTGAGTCTAAGGATATGGTGATAAAGTGTTCGGGTTGTGGTTGGTCGTGGAAAAAATCAGAATCTGAACCACATGACTTATATAATTGTCATCAATGTGGTAAGGATAATTCACCTAAAATGATAGGAAATAAACCATACGCTGAAGAGATTGGTGAGAACGGTATTATAAGAAGAACCTTCTCTGAGAATGTTGATGAATCTGAATTAGAATGGCATAGAGACATAGAGGACAGGGTTGTAAAAGTTATTAACGAAAATGATTGGATGATTCAATTTGATAATGAGTTACCAAGGAAAATTAACATTAACGAAGAAATTAGAATTCCAAAAGAAACTTTTCATAGAGTTATTAAGGGTTCAACGGATTTAGTTGTTGAAATCAAAGGTATTAATGAGAAAGATGATAGATGTACTAGAATAGCTAAACGTAAATACGATACATGGCCATCTGCATATGCTTCTGGTGCGGTTGTTAAATGTAGACAAGGTAAAATTTGGAAGGATATTAAAGAGGAAGACCTTAATGAAGAGGCTTTAGCTACTTTAGAAGGTGTGGAGTTACACGAAAAGACTGATTACTCTAAAGAAAAGGATAAGGGGTTACACGGTTGGTTTGAACGTCAAGGTGGTGAAGGTAAATCATCTGGATGGGTAGATTGCAATACATGTAGAAAAGATTCTAAAACAGGTAGAAAGAAATGTAAACCTTGTGGTAGAAAAGAAGGTGAAGATAGAGCTAAATACCCAGCATGTAGACCAACAGCTTCAGCTTGTAACACAAAAGGTAAGGGTAAAAAGTGGGGTAAGAAGTCAAAGAAAAACGAAAACTTGCAAGAAAATGAAAATAATCGTATCTTTGTAAGAAAAAATGATATGAAAGATATTATTATAAGTAAATTACACGAAACTACACAACCAGCAATTAAACCAGATGTTAAACCTACGGTTGTACCAGAAGAAAAACCAGTTAGGGAAAGAAGAATTTGGCAACCAAAGACTAAACCAAAGACTAAACCAAAAATGGAGGAAAACGTTAATGTAATGATGTTGAATGGTAGAGAAATTGATGAAACTTCATTGGAAATTGAAGGGGTTGATAGAGGGGATTACCCAGATTTTACTGATGCATTTTTTTCATATGCACTTTATGTAGATGGTACTGAATTAACTAATGAAGAATTAGACCAGTTAACTGATGAGTACAGTGATTTAGTTAATCAAATGGCTCACGAATCACTTTTTTAATAATATGAAAGAATTGTATCTAATATATGTAAATAGAATTGGTGAAGATTGGATTGGTAACAATCTTTATGAATTTTTATTTTCTGATAAGATTGAAAATGTTGATGGTGATGATTGGGATGCTTATCCAGCTTCTGGTAGACCATCACCGCCTAACAGTAATTTTGTTAAAAAGGTTGGTAGACTTGTAACAGGAGACCTAAAATTAAAGTTAGTTCAAAACAGTAGTGAATTTGCTGTTTGGGACGCTGTTGATGGTGTGGTCGCTTTAGCTTGGGAAGACATGGATGATTATGATGAATACCCAGAAAACAGAGTAGCCATTCATTTCGGTGAAGAAATTAAATCCGTTGAGGATAAATTATATGAACATGACTTAGTTCTAGATTATAACATTACTATTAAAAAAGTGAGTGATGAGGATTAAAAAAAGAGAAATTATAGAAAATAGACAGAAAGCTGAAAAATTAGCTAAAGACACGGTTAAAGACCTTGAACCAGTTGTTAAGAGTATTGAAGAACCTCTTAAATCAATTACTGGTGACGATGAAAGTGCTAAAGAAATCGCAGCTAATATTGCAGCTGATTCTATTAAACAAAGTTACGGTGCTGGTGATGATTTAAATGAGTATAACAAAGAAGTTATGTCTAGAATGAAAAAGCAATATGGTGACGAAGTTGGTAAGAAAGTTTATTACGCTACAGCTAATAAACAAGGTAGAAACCCAGAAACATTTGAAACTAACGAAGATATTGACCCAGGTACTGGTGAAGATTTTGAAGATATTGGATATAGGGATATTGAAGCTGGTGAAGACTATTACGATTTATTACAACAATATATGGGTGACACCCCACCAACTGAATTACCTACTGATGATAACTCTAATGACTTACCATTTGAATCAGTTAGACCTAAAATGACAAAGAAAGAACTAGTTGAGAGTGTCTTAGGTAAAAAAACAAGAAAAGTGTTAAAAACAATTAAAGTAAAAAATTTAGGGAAATGAGTAAATATAAAGATTTAGCAAGAAAAGCTTTAAGTTCTAAAAAAGTTGAGAAGAAAAGTCTTATTAACGAAAATATGCTTTATGCTGAGGGTATTACTGAAAGGATACACCCACAACTTGAACAAGCTCTTAGAGAAGGTAAACATTCATTAGCTGGTACTGGTGTAATGCCAGAAGGTGATATTATTAGTGGTGAAATGAAATTAATCCGTGAGAGGTTTAAAGAGGTTGTAATGAGATGTAGAGAAGCTTTTGGTATGGACGTTATTGATGATAATGTCATCAAAAAAGAACAGATGCCATTAGTTATGGAATCTATGCAGATAGAGGGTACACATAAAAAGAAATTGGAAGAGTTAGCAGTTGAAATGATTATGGAGGAATTTAACATTCCAGAAGGTTCAATTGAATTTGAAGCTGTTTTACAACCAAAAATTGATAGGAATGGTACTATCGATACACCACAAGAAACTGACACAGAATTTGAATCTCATGATGATATTGTAAACGCTAATAAGGAAGTTAATAAAAGAAGAGTGCTTAATGCCATGATTCAAGGTGCATCTAAGAGTGTTAACCATATGTTCCACTTAAAGAATGATGAATTAAGAGATATGGACCCAAGACTTCCAGGTAATTATAAGAAGATGATGAGTGCTGCTGATTATATGTATTACATTGTACCAGATTTAAAGGGTGCAGTAAATGGTGGTTCATGTGAAGTTGATTATAATGAGGATGAAGAAGGTATAAAGCCAGTAATTAAAGCCAAGGCTATGGTATTTCCAGTGCTTGTACATGAATTATGTAAGGGGATTATGGAAGTATTGAGTGGTCATGGTTTACCAACACAAGAAAATATTACAGAATACGTAATTAATAAAGCTGATTATATTCAAGCTGAACCATGGGATATGAGATTTGGACCAGCTATATGGAGAAAGTTTTGTGATTGTATTCCACCAGATGATTTTAACATGAAACACCATGCTTATGTTGATTTGGTTCAATTACCACCAGACGAATTCAATCATGTTATGAAAGAAATGATTGCTGGTACTAAATTAGGTAAATCTAAAATTAATGAGATACTTTCAGAGGCTAAGAGAGAAATTCAAGAAGATGAATACAATGAAGTAATGAAAGGTAGAGACGATTTATTTGATATTGACGAGTTGTTATAATAAAATCTTAAATAATTATTAAAGAGCCGCTATAAAGCGGCTTTTTTCGTTTTTTAACCTTTCTAGCATATTTATAAATAAAAGAATATGCTTACAGGACAAGAAATATTGAAAGAGTATTTGAAATGTATTCAAGACCCTATCTACGCAATTGAAACTTATTTGGAAACGAAAGATTTAACGCAAGGTGGTTTTGTACCTTTCAAACTATTCCCTAGACAAAAGCAAATTGTAAGGGCGTATGAAAAGAACCCATATAATTTGGTAACAAAGCCTAGACAGGCGGGGATTTCTACAACCACACAAGCTTATATGGCTATTAAAGCTGGGTTTTGTGACCCAGATAACCCAGAAACCATATTAATCATTGCCAATAAATTAAAATTAGCTCAAAAATTTGTTAGAGGTATTAAGGATTATTTAACCCAATTACCTAGATGGATTTGGGGACCAGATTATTATGGTTCTGAAGAAAATGAAAAGAGGGATATATTTATATCGAACTCTAAGATAGAAATTGAATTACCAAATGGAACACAAATTATTGCTGTTGCTACTTCTGAAGATGCACTTAGGGGTTATACACCAACTTACCTTGTTTTCGATGAGGCAGCATTTATTGACAATGGTGATGCAGTTTATGCTGCTGCTATGTCATCATGTGCCACTGGTGGTAGGGTAATGCTTATATCCACACCAAATGGTATGGACCCACTTTATTATAAGACATACGAACAATCTAAAACGGGTAAAAACAATTATAACATTGTTGAGATGCGTTGGTTTGAGGACCCTAGATATAATAAAGACCTTAGATGGATTAAGAAAAATGAAGCTGGTGACATCGTAGAAGAAATTAAGGAAGTTGAATTTATAGTTGATAACTATGAGAAAAAAATTAAAGATGGTTATAAACCAACTTCTACATGGTACGAAAATATGTGTATGACTCTTAATAATAACTCAAGAAAGATTGCACAAGAGCTTGATGTATCATTTCTTGGGTCTGGTGGTAATGTTATACAAGATGAGGATATTGTATTCCATGAAGAAAATAATGTAAAAGACCCAACATGGGTTGATGGTAGAGAAAAGGAATTCTGGATTTGGGAAAAACCAGTTGAAGGTCATCAATATATTATGGGGGTTGATGTTGCTAGGGGTGATGGTGAAGATAGTTCAACAATAGTTATTATTGACTTCACAACTATGGACCAAGTAATGGAATATCAAGGTAAGATACAACCAGATTTACTTGCTGAATTAGTTTACGAATATGGTAATTTATACAAAGCGTATACTGTGGTTGATATTACTGGTGGTATGGGTGTATCAACCGTATTAAAACTAATTGAGTTAGACTATAAGTATTTACATTATGATGAACCTAGAGGTAAGGTACTTAATAGTAAAAAGGGCCAACTAGATTTTCATAGCAAAGATAGTAAGATACCAGGCTTTAATATTAATGGTGTAAGAACACCTATGATTGCACACTTAGAGTTTATGATTAGAAGTAATGGTATTAAAATAAGGTCTAGAAGGACTACATCTGAAATGAAAACATTTATCTATAAGAATGGTAAGGCTGACCACATGGATGGTTACCATGATGATTTACTTATGGCTTTTGCTATGCCATTATGGGTATTAGAACATTCATTCAAAAAATTAGAAAAATTAGAAAAACAAAGTAAAGCCATGCTTAGTAGTTGGAAAGTTGGTGGAACTGATGGTAATAATAAAAATGGTGACAATTATAACACTGGATTTGTGTCACAAGCTAATAGAGGTAAAAAAGCAAGTCCGAAACCTAAATTCGATAGAAACACATCAAAAAATATGCAAGACCCAAGAGGGGATTATTTATGGGTGTTAAGCGGATTAAAATAATAAAATTATGAGTAATTGCGGTAAGGGGTTTACTAGGAAAAATGGTACACAAAAGGGTGGTAAACTATATAAGTGGTGTCCAGACACTAGTAATAAGAAAAATGCTAGTAAAGTAAATCAAACTTCTGGTGGTAAAAAATATTTTTGTGTTGCACCAATTGGTAGTCAAGGTAATGATTTTAAAACAACATATTCTTATGTGATTGTTTTAATTAATGGTCAAGCTGAACGTGAGGCCTATGTGCAATGTGATTATGTAAAATAACCATTTAATTTTTTAAAAATTTGATTATACTTAAGAAAAATTAATAATATGGCTAAAAATAAAATGACAATATTTCAAAGGTTAAATACCATCTTCACAACAGATGGTGTCAATGTACCTAAAAATCAAACTAATAGATATTCTATTGGTAATGATGTTTTATTAAAAACACAAAATAAACAAGATTATGAGATTGCTAAGAAACAAGCGCAACAAAATAAGTACATTGGTGGGATGTGGAGAAAAGTTGATGGAGAACTTTTTCAACAATCAATTCATTATGAAACTACTCGTATTGGTAGTTACAGTGATTTTGAGAGTATGGAGTTTTACCCAGAAATATCTGCCGCACTTGATATCATGATGGAAGAATCTACCACTGTTAATGACAAGGGTAGAATGCTTAACGTTTATTCTAATTCTGATAGAGTTAAAACTATCCTAGAAGATTTATTTTTCAATAGACTTGATATCCATACGTCACTACCGATGTGGACTAGAAACACTTGTAAATATGGGGATAATTTCGTATTCCTTAATATTGATGATTCTAATGGTGTACTTGGTGCTAGACAATTACCTAACTTTGAAATTGAAAGAAGAGAAGGTGATTTATTTAATGGTTTAGCTAATAAAGATAAAGAAGCTGCACCACCAGTTAAGTTCCATTGGAGAGGTAGAGACATGGAATTTAATTCATGGCAAATAGCGCACTTTAGACTTCTTGGTGATGATAGAAAATTACCATACGGTACTTCTGTATTGGAGAAGGCTAGAAGAATTTGGAAACAACTTCTTTTATCTGAAGATGCTATGCTTATTTACAGGGTAACAAGAGCACCAGAGAGAAGAGTATATAAGATTTATGTTGGTAACATTGATGATGAAGATGTACCTTCTTACGTAGATGAAATCGCTAACAGGTTTAAAAGAATGCCAATTATTGACCCACAAACTGGTCAAATTGATTTGAAGTATAATCAAATGGCTAATGACCAAGATTTCTTTATCCCAGTAAGAAGTGAAGATGCGCCTAACCCAATCGATACACTTCCAGGTGCTTCTAACTTGGACCAGATTGCTGATATTGAATATCTACAAAGAAAATTATTCACAGCATTGAGAGTTCCTAAGTCTTTCTTAGGGTTTGATGAAGCCATGGGGGAGGGTAAAAACTTAGCATTACAAGATGTAAGGTTTACTAGAACAGTAAATAGAATCCAACAAGCCATGATTATGGAATTAAATAAGATTGCTATATTACATTTATTCCTATTAGGTTTTGAAGATGAATTAGATAATTTCACACTCACACTTAACAACCCATCTACTCAAGCTGAGATGCTTAAAATTGAACAATTACAAGCTAAGGTTACTCTTTACAAGGATGCTGTTTCTGATGCTGGTAATGGATTTGGTGTTATGTCTATGACTAGAGGTAAGAGAGAAATACTTGGTTGGTCTGACGATGAAATTAAACAAGATTTACTTGAACAAAGAATGGAAAAGGCTGCTGCTACTGAAATGGAGAATACAGCTAACGTTATTAAACATACTGGTACATTTGATGAAGTTGATAAAATTTATGGTGACATTGAAGCAGCTAAAGAAGGTGCGTCTAACTCAGAAGAAGGTGGTGAAGGTGATGAATCTGGTGGTGGATTCGGAGGCGGAGGTGGCTTCGGAGGTGGAGGCGGAGGTGGCCTAGACTTCGGTGGTGAAGGTGATGAAGGTGGATTCGGTGAAGAAGGTGAAGCTGGTGGTGAAGAAGGTGGATTCGGTGAAGAAGGTGGATTCGGTGAAGAAGGTGAAGCTGGTGGTGAAGAAGGTGAAGCTGGTGGTGAAGAAGCTGGTGGTGAAGAAGAAACTGCTTTTGGTGAATCAATAAAAAGAACTGAAAAATTAATAACGGAAAATAAACAAAGATATAATAAGAAGGTTAAGAAGTATCAAGATAACTATTTTGGTAAGTTATTAAATTCAATCAACCCAAACAAAGAGACTATAGTTAATGAGAGAGTCAATATTTCTGATAAGAATTTTAAAATTAACGAAACCATTAATGGTATGATTAACGATATTGACAAAATGCTTGATGAATAAGGTTTTTGCGTGAATAAAAGATATTTATTAATAAATGTTTAATTATGGAAAATTTTGGTAAACTTAAAAATATTTTCAACACTATATTAGCTGAAGGGATTTCTGAAAAAAATGACACTAAAAAAACTCTTTTTAAGAAATACATCAAAATGCTTAAGGAGAATAAAGTTCTTAAAACTCAATTCGATGTTTATACAAAGATTGAGTCTATGGTAGAAGAAAATGAATTAAAAGCTACAGAAAAAATTAAAAAGATTTTAGAATCTTTAAAAGATTATGATAAAAAATCTATTTTTGAATCCAACCAAAAATTATTTGAGTTGAGTAAGGGTGGAAATATAGAAGAAGATTACAATGAGAAGAGTCTTCACGAAAATATATCTAACCTTATTTTTTCTAAGGATGTTGATACTTACGTTGATTCATTACATGAAACGGTTCAATTTGTTAAGACTAATATCATTAAGGAAGAAGTTAAGGGGAACGGAGTCTCAAATGAATTATTAGCAACAATCGCTATAGATAAATTTAATGAAACTTATGCTGAATTAGATGAATCGATGATGAAAGTTGTTAAAACTATTCTTGAGAGTGATAAAGAAAGTAGAGAAGACTTATTAAAAGAAGGTGTAAAAGATTGTATTTCTTTAATCAATGAAAAATTAAAGGATGCTGATGTAACTATCAAGGAAAGTCTTTTAGCTGCAAAAGAAAATCTTTTAGATAGAACATACAATGCTGATACATTTGAAAACGATATCACTAAAATTCTTAATTTAAAGAATGATTTAAAAAAATAATAATAATAATAACTATGTTTCAGAAGTCAAACAATATAGATAAACTTCGTGAGTTGGTTGAGCAACTTAGTATTAAAGATTCTGACATAATTGAATCTAAACAATTATTGGAATTAATACTAGAAACAGCAACTGATGGTTATTGGGATTGGAATATTAAAGAGGGTTATGAATACTTAAGCCCAGGATTTAAATCTCAACTTGGTTATGCTGAAGATGAAATGGAAAACCATCCGTCTGCTTGGCAAGATTTAATCTTTGAAGAGGATTTAGCATTAACGTTTGAGGAGGTCGAGAAACATTTTAAAAGTAAGGGTGAGTACCCATTTGCCGTTACAGCGAGATATAATCATAAGGATGGTCATGTTGTAACAATTCTATGTCGTGGTAAAGTTATTGAATGGGATAGTGAAGGAAATCCAGTTAGGATGGTTGGTACTCACGTTGACATAACTGATTTATAGCATGGCAGAAATTATGAAAAAAGGGGACAATTTAAAAAAATTAAAATCTCTTGTTAAAGAGTTAACTAAAAGAGATGAGAATATATTTAGTAGAACAGAAATTCTACAAGCAATAGTCGATGCTAGTTCTGATGGTTTATGGGATTGGAATTTACAAGAGGATACAGCTTTTCTAAGTACCACTTATAAAAAACAATTGGGTTACGAAAATCATGAGTTAAGAAATAGTCCAAGAACATGGGAAGAACTTATCGTACCAGAGGATTTAGAAAAAATGGGTCAAACACTTGATGCTCATATTGAGAGTGATGGTGAAGTACCATTTAAGATTGTTGCGCATTATAAACATAAAAATGGGCATTTAGTCAAGATTCTATGTAGGGGTAAAATTATCGAATGGGATAGTGAAGGTAAACCCGTGAGAATGGTTGGAATGCATGTTGATTTAACTAATTTGTAAAAATGGATATTAATAAAAACGGTGTAACGCAAAATGGGTGGAATGAATATTCTAAACTAGTTTTAGCTGAATTAGAAAGACTTAATGAAAATGATGAAAAAATTCAAGAAACACTTAACGAAATTAACATTAAGTTAAGTAAGATTGATGCATTAGAGAAAGAAGTTGAAGCTATTGGTAAATGGAAGCGTTATATGGATGATGTGGCATCACCCAACACCCTTAAAGAAATGAAAAAAGATGTTGCAGCACTTAATACATTTAAGACTGTGGCTACTACGGTATGGGCTGTGGTTCAAATCGCTTTTGGTGTTTTCATAGCATTATTCAAACAAAATTAATGTTATAACCAAATAAATTACGTTATTGACTTTTTAAAAAATATTAGTTATTGTTAATAAAAATAATGACAATATGATAATTAAAACTGGTAAGCAATTAATAAAAAAAAGTTATATGAATTACAATGTAGTTTACGGTACCGTGGACAATAAAAACCCAAAGAGTTTATATATAAACATTTCAGCATGGGGAGAACCAAAGGATGAAAATATTGAAGATTACACCCAAGCCATTAGACATTTAACAAAGAGACTTAAGGTCAAACTTTTTGAAGATTTAAATTCAGACTTATTCCAAGTTAAAAGAACTATTGTAGATTTCGATATGAGGGAATCTGGTATTGAATATGGGAAAAGGAGTTATATGAATTGTGAGATAACGCTTTTTCAAAATCACACATTTAAGTTACAAGAAAAGTTAATACAAGAGAATTTAGATAATATATTAAATGATATAATTTGTGAAGTTCTAGATAACACAATTTATTTTGATTTTCACAAAACAAAATCTTAAATAAGAACCTCGATTTAATAATCGGGGTTTTTTTATTATCAACAACATATTTATTATTAAAGAAATAGATATGTCTGATATAAAAATTATAAAACCTGGTAATGCTGGCTTCGGTTATTTAATCGAACAAGATGCTGGATACATCTCACCAAGTGATGAAAGAAACAAAAACTTCATTAATGAAATTAAGAAGTTGGAGAAGGGTCAACAAATTATCACCGACCCATTAGAGTTATATGTGGTATTACAAAAGTGGGGGGTTAAGAACAGGAACGGAAGAATCTACCCAAGAGAAATTCTTGAGAGAGAAGTTGAAAGGTATCAACAATTAATTAAAGAAAGAAGAGCTATTGGTGAATTAGACCACCCAGAATCTTCAATCATTGCTGGTGATAGAATTTCACACAATATACTTGAAACATGGTGGGAAGGTAAAACCCTAATGGGTAAGATGGAAATCCTTATGTCACCTGGGTATGTAAATTACGGTATTGTATCTACTAAGGGTGATGAAGTCGCTAACCTTATTAGAAATAATATCATGATTGGTGTATCATCAAGAGGTGTTGGTTCTCTTAAACAAATTAATGGTGACCATATAGTACAAGATGATTTTGAAATCATTTGTTGGGATGTGGTAACTTCACCAAGTACCCCAGGTTCTTGGATGTTTAAAGAAAAAGAGGAAGCAAAACCATTTACTGAATCAACTAAAAAATCAAATAATTTATTAATAGACGATATCAATAAATTTTTATTAGATTAAAAAAATTTTATAAAAATGGTTTTTTGTGAAAATATAACATATTTATAAACAAGTGGGAAAATTATCCACTTATAAAATTAATAAAAAAATAAATTAATAAAAAAAATGGCTGATAAGAAAAAATCAATTTTAGATGAAGCTCTTTTGGATGCTAAAAGAATTCAAGAGGCTCTAAATGCCAACTCAAAAGAAATACTTGCTTCATTAACGAAGGAAGAAATTGATAGTATCGTGAAAGAATCTTTAGAAGAAGATTATTTAGAAGAAGATGTTGACACTGATAATGAAGAAGAATTAGAAACTGGTGAGGAAGAATTAGAAACTGGCGAGGAAGAAGAAGCTGGTGAAGAGGAAGACGAAGCTGGTGAAGAGGAATCTGAAATTGAAGGTGACGAAGTTGGAGCATCAATGGACTCAATAGAAGGTGATGACCTTGAGGGTGATTACGAATCTGGGATGGATGCATTAGCATCGGATGATGAGGCCGAGATAGATATGACAACAGCATCTGACGATGACGTTATTGCAGTTTATAAAAAATTAACTGGTGATGATGAAATCGAAGTTGTAGTTGACGATGAAGCTGGTGAAGTTCATTTATCTGTTAACGAACCTGGAGAGTTTGTAATTAAAACTGGAGAAGGTGAAGTTGAAGGTGGTGAAGAAATCGATGTTGACTCTATGGATTACATGGATGATATGGATGATGAAGCTGGTGAAGTTGAAGACGAAGTTATGTATGAAATCGCTTTAGATGAGATGGAAAACATTGAGGGTACTAAAGCACCTATCGCTTCTGGTGATAACTTTGGTGGTTCTACTACTGATGAAGGTGGTGAGAAAGGGTTTAAAGAAAAACCTGGACACGCAAACGCTGAAGGTGACATGGTAATGTCTGAAGAAGACGAGTCACTTGAAGAATCAGAAGAATTAACTGAAGAAGACGAAGTTGCTGAGGGTGAAGAACCAATTGAAGAAAAAACTTCATCTGGTTTAGGTATGAGTGTTGGTAAACACAGAAATCAAAGTGGACCTGGTTCAATCGGAGCTCCAGAAGGTCCTGGTGCAAAGGTTAACGAATCTAAGGTAATCAAAAAATATAATACTCTATTAACAGAAGCTAAAGAACTTAAGGGTAGAAACAATGAGTACAAACAAGCTCTTAAACAATTTAGAACTATGTTAGCGGAGACGGTAGTTTTTAACTCTAATTTAACTTACGTAACTAAGTTATTTATGGAGCATTCGACAACTAAAGATGAGAAAGAAAACATTTTCAAAAGATTTGATAATGAAGTTTCAACTCTTAAGGAGTCAAAGAGACTATACAAAACAATTGAGAGTGAGCTTAAAAATAGAAAACCGCTTAACGAATCAATTGAAAATAAAATTATGAAGGAAGTATCAACATCTAAGTCAACTCAATTAAATGAGTCTACAGCTTACGTTGATAAAGAGACTTCAAGAATTATGGACTTAATGAAAAGAGTCAATAATAGATAATAAGTAAATAAATAAAATAAATAAAAATTATGTCACATTTATTAAATTCTGGAGTGGTTGGTAACATTGGACTTGACCACATGAAAGAAATCAGAAAGCAAACCCAAGCAAAATGGGATTCTTTAGGGTTCTTAGACGGTCTTAACGGACACATTAAAGAAAACATCGCTCAGTTATATGAAAACCAAGCGTCTTCATTATTAACTGAAGCAACTGATGCAACATCTTCTGGTTCATTCGAAACAGTAGTATTCCCTATCGTTAGAAGAGTATTCTCTAAATTATTAGCTAACGATATCGTATCTGTACAGGCTATGAACATGCCTATCGGTAAATTATTCTACTTCGTACCTCAAACATCTAACAGAGTTGATGGTTCTGGTAACGCTGGAGATTTCTACGCTGATGGTTCTACATATTCTGCACATACAGGTATGAATCAATTACCAGAGTGTGTTGGTTTAGGTAACTGTGTTATTACACCAATGAAGGCTAAAAACCTTTATGACTTATACTACAACGATGGTTTATTTGATAACTCTAAAGGTACTGCAACACTTAAAGCTGTTAATGGTAACTTAGTTACTCTTGGTGCTAATGGTGAGTTCACTGTTCAAAGTGATATTACTTCATTACCTACTGCAACTGACGGTTCTGTAAGAGCTGCTATCTTAAGAGTATCTGGATTCTCTTCTACTAACAAAGGTAGATTAACTGGTCCAGATGGTAACCAAATGGATACTGAGTCATTCTTAGCTTCATTAAAAGTTACTAACGGTTTAGGTGCTGCTTTAATCGACCAAGATAACCAAACTATTATTGCTGATGCTGCTGAAGTTCCTTTCAGACTTGTAACTCAAAAATATGGTAAAGGTATCGTTGAATACGATTCTATCTGTGATGACGCTGGTGTTATCTACTTAGAATTAGATTTAACTCACCCAGCTGTTACTACTTCAACTTACGATGGATACGTTGGTGTTGACGCTGCTGATGCTGCTATGTCTGGTATCACTGGTGGTGACTTCGATGTTACTTGGACTGAATACGCTTCTTTAGAATTAGAAACTGAATTAGGTGAAGTTTCTTTCAAATTAGACGAAGTTGTTGTTTCTGTTGAAGAAAGAAAATTAAGAGCTACATGGTCTCCAGAATTAGCGCAAGACGTTAGTGCATTCCACAACATCGATGCTGAGGCTGAGTTAACTGCAATGTTATCAGAGCAAGTTGCTGCTGAGATTGACCGTGAAATCTTAAGAGACTTAAGAAAAGCTGCTGCATGGCAATTAAGATGGGATTACAATGGATGGAGAAAAGCTTCTTCAGCTGCAAGTCCTTATACTCAAAAAGACTGGAACCAAACTTTAATTACTAAAGTTAACCAAATTTCAGCACAAATCCATAAGTCTACTTTAAGAGGTGGTGCAAACTTCATCGTAGTATCTTCTGAAATCTCTGCAATCTTTGATGATTTAGAATACTTCCACGTAAGTGATGCTAACCCAGAGCAAGACCAATACAACATGGGTATTGAAAGAGTAGGTTCATTATCTGGTAGATACCAAGTATATAGAGACCCTTACGCACCTTCATACTCAATGATTATCGGTCACAAAGGTAAATCTTTATTAGACACAGGGTATATCTACGCACCATACGTGCCAATGCAATTAACGCCTACAATGTACAATCCATTTAACTTCGCACCAGTGAAGGGGATTATGACAAGATATGCGAAGAAAGTTGTTAACAACAGATTCTACGGTCACGTAAGAGTTGATGGTGTTCCAACATTCAACGTTGCAGAATTAAGATAATAATAATCTTATATAATAAACTTAAAAGGCTTCTCATTAGAGA